GCTTTCATTTTTTGTACGCAAAATTAAAACTAAATCGTGTGGGTATAGATATACCAAACTAAAACCAGTTTAAGTTCAGATGGATATAAATAAAATACATAACCAAGATTGTTTAGAAGCTATGAAGCTGATGCAAGACAATCAGTTTGACTTAGCAATAGTCGACCCTCCTTATGGGATAAAAGCTTCTAAAGGAGTTGGTTTACACTCAAGAAAAAAATTTGCAAAATCAGATAAAGACTGGGATGATAAAACACCTAAACAAGAATATTGGAATGAACTTTTTAGAGTAAGCAATAATCAGATTGTATGTGGAGCTAATTATTTTTTAGAGCATTTATATTCAACTAAAAGTTTTATCTGTTGGGTTAAAAATAATCCAGCACCTAATTTTGCACAAGCTGAATTGTTATGGACTTCTACTAATATAAATGGTAAAGTCTATGATAGTGGCAAACAGATTCAACATCAAATTATGTGGGAAGGTGGAAGTATACACCCAACTCAAAAACCTATATCTTTATACGAGTGGCTATTAATGAACTACGCAAAGAAAGGAGATAAGATATTAGACACTCATTTAGGTAGTGGCTCAATAGCCATAGCTTGTCACAACTTAGGTTACGACTTAACTGGCTATGAGCTTGATAAAGAATACTATGACAACGCTATTAAGAGAATAAAAAACCATCAGAGTCAACTAAGGATATTATAATGAAAGGAAGGAAGAAAATACCAACAAAAGTAAAGGAGCTAAAAGGTACGCTAGAAAAATCTCGGCTGGTGGGAAACGAGATGGAGACAACGGCAGTTGTTAGTATGCCTTCAGCTCCTTCCTTCCTTAACCAACAAGGTGCAGACGAATGGGACTTAGTGACTAACGAACTAGCCAATATTAAGATGTTACACTTGACAGACTTATCAATCTTAGCAGCGTATTGCAACGAGATAGGTATTTACAGAGAGATAGCTCAAGAGTTACAAGGCAACTTTACAGAGCAGACAGTTGATAGAGATGGTCGGTTAAGGTCCAGTAAGATTGCACCAAAGTATAAGGTAATGCAAAACGCTTTACAAAATGCAATGAAAATTGCTACGCAATTTGGATTTACACCCAGCAGCAGAGCATCCCTTAGTATGCCAGAACAAGATGAGGAAAGGACTGACGATTTTAATTTCTTTGACTAATGATAAACAAAGTACACTTAGGAGATTGGACTACCAACCAACTAGAAGATAAGTCGGTGCAATTAATTATTGCAGACCCTCCTTACTTTGAAGTAAAGGGAGAATTTGATTTTGTTTGGAATAGCTTTGACGATTATTTAAAAGATGTTGAGAAGTGGGCGATAGAATGTAAAAGAGTTTTAGCCGATAATGGAACTTTGTTTTGGTATGGAGATAAGAAAAAAATAGCTTACTCTCAAATAATATTTGACAAATATTTTAATTTAGAAAATAGTTTAGTGTGGAGAAAAAAAGACAGTATGCAATACCAATACTATTCTCCAGATTTAGCTCGTTCTTTTAATACACACAATGAAAGAATTTTAATGTATAGTAATAAAAATGTAGAAAAAAAATTTTATTATAAAAATGAAGATTTTATATTTATTCCTTTAATAGATTATATATCTAAAGGTCGTAAAATAAACATCAAAGAATTGAGTAAAAAAACAAAAATAAAAGAAACTACATTAAGTCATTTTTTTTCTAAATCTCCAGATGGATTTTGTTTAGCTAACGAAGATTTTTTTTATAAAATGAATCCAGACTTAGATTACAAATATTATGTAAATCTATATAATAAATTAAATAATATTTATTTATCTAAAAGAAGATTTTTTTACAATCCACATAAGTTTGAAGAAGTTTTAGAGTTTAGTCAAGAAAGTCATATAACAAGAAAATATAACCACGACACTAAAAAACCAGAAACTCTAACAAGAGCTTTAATACAAACTTGCTCAAGAAAAGGTGATTTGGTTTTAGTTCCTTTTGCTGGTAGTGGTACAGAGTGCGCTATGGCAGCCAAAGAAGGTAGAGAGTTTATAGGCTTTGATATTGAGCCAAAATATGTAGAGATGGCTAACGATAGATGTTCAGAACATTTAAAACAAACAAGTCTATTCTAATGAAACTTAAAGAGGACAAGACTTTTTACTTTGATGACAAGGCAGCAGATAGAGTAGTCTACTTTATAGAGAATCACATCAAGCATATCAAGGGAGAGTTAGGAGGTCAGCCATTTAAGTTAGAGCCATTTCAGAAAACAATAGTAAGAGATTTATTCGGCTGGAAGTATAGAGATAGTGGTCTAAGAAGATTCAGAACAGCTTATATTTGTCTACCAAGAAAGAACGGAAAGTCTACTCTTATAAGTGCAATAGCTTTGTATATGTTACTAGCCGACAACGAGCCTTCGGCTGAGTGTTATATTGCTGCTGGAGATAGACAACAAGCTGGTATTATATTTGATGTTGCTAGTGGAATGGTTAGAGCTGACAATCAACTTAACAAGAATCTCAAAGTATTTAAGAATAGTATAATCCACGAAAAAAGCAACTCAGCATTCAAGGCTATTAGTTCTGAGGCGTCTAGTAAGTTTGGATACAACGCTAGTTTCATTTGTATGGATGAGTTCTTCGTTCAAAAAGACTCAAGCCTTTGGGATGCACTTACAACATCGGTAGGTAGTAGACGTCAGCCAATGACTATAGCAATTACTACTGCTGGATATAATCGAGAGTCTATATGCTACAAGACTGAGGAGTACGGTCGTAAGGTATCTGAGGGAATAATAAAAGACGATAGCTTCTACTACGTTAAGTACTTTTGTGATTTAGAAACTGATTGGACTACAGAGGAAGCATTAAGGATAGCTAATCCAGGAATAGAAACTGGAGTTGTAAAGTTAGACTATCTAAAAAGAGAACAAGAGAAAGCTATCAAGTTACCGAGTTATGAGAACACTTTTAGAATGTTACACCTTAACCAATGGATGTCATCAGCTAGTAAATGGCTTAGCGACCAGCAATGGATGGAGTGTAACAAAGCACCAATACACTTAGAGGATTACAAAGGAATGACAGCTTACGCTGGACTTGACTTAGCTTCGGTTAGAGATGTTTCAGCTTTTGTTTTAATCATTCCAGAGGATGATAGGTTTACAGTAATACCTTACTTCTTTGCTCCAAAGGATAATGCTTTTATAAGAAGTAGAAGAGACCAAGTAGACTACATAGGTTGGGAGAAAGAGGGACTGATGGAATTGACTGAGGGAGATGTCACAGACTACAATTACATTAAGCGTAGAATAAAAGAAGTGGCTGAAGTCGTAAATATAAAAAGCATATCTTACGATAGATGGAACTCAAGCCAGTTAGTTATAGACTTGACAGAAGATGGATTACCAATGGAAAGCTACGGACAAGGCTTTGCTAGTATGTCAGCACCAACTAAAGAACTTGAGAAGCTAGTACTAGGCAAACAGATTAACCACGCTGGTAATAAAGTGTTAAGGTGGATGTGTTCTAACTTAGCTATGAAAACAGACCCAGCTGGTAATATAAAAATGGATAAAAGTAAATCAACAGAAAAGATTGACGGAATGGTTGCATTAGTAATGGCTCTAGGTTGTTATATGAATGATGATACTGATGACTCGGCATATAATGATAGAGGCATTTTATGGATTTGACTTTTGCGATAAATGTTATCTTTGTAAAGTAATTACAAATTTATGGGACTATTTGACTTCTTACGTTCTGAGAAGAGGGGCGATAATTTTTTAAGAGCTGTATTTGGTGGGTATGGTGCAGCTAACAAAACAGCAGTAACTAGAGATACATCTTTAACATTTAGTGCAGTCTTTGCGTGTGTTAGAGTTATTAGTGAATCAATAGCAAGTCTACCCATAAAAGTTTATAGAGTTGAGGATGATAACGACAAGATAACTGACGTAAGTCATCCAATCTACCAACTCCTAGCTCGTTATCCTAACGAGTATATGACACCGTACACATTCTTAGATACTTTAATGACTAACTTATTGTTAGAGGGGAATGCGTATTTTTATATAGAAAGAGATTCTAATGCTCGACCAGTATCTCTTATTCCTATTAACCCACAAGATGTTAAGGTAATAATGCACGAAGGCAATGTTTACTACGACATTAAAGACTATGAGATAGGAGTAATGAAAGAGGATATGTTACACTTCTTTAACTTATCCTTTAATGGATGTGAGGGTGTTAGCATATTGAAAGCACAAAATACAACTATAGCTACTTCTATTGCATCTAACGATACTGCTAATAGTTACTTAGGAAACTCTGCTCAAGTAGGTGGTGTGATTAAGCATCCTGGCAAACTATCTAAAGAAGCTGTAGAAAGATTAAAGAACTCTTGGAATCAGAACTACTCTGGCTCGTTTGTAGCTGGTAAGACTGCTATCTTAGAAGAGGGAATGACATTCGAGCAGACTAACATAGATGCTAACAAGTATCAGTTATTAGAGACTAGACGTTTTCAAATAGAAGAGATAGCTAGAGTATTTAAAGTACCTTTATCTTTAATAGGACACTTAGAGAAAGCTGCAAACTATTCAAGTATAGAAGCATTAAGTATTGACTTTGTTAGATTTACTTTAACTCCTTATATGGTCCTTATAGAGCAAGAGTTAAACCGTAAACTATTTAGACAAAACGAATTCGGTAACTTTACAATTAAGCTAGATGCCAATGCTTTACTAAGAGGAGATAGTTCTTCAAGAGCTACTTACTATAGAGAGATGGCTAGTATAGGTGCATTAAGCATTAATGAAATAAGAAGAATGGAAGACTTAAATAGAGTAGGTCCAGAAGGAGACCAACTATTTATGCCTTTAAACTTTGCTCCAGTTGGAGACGTAGAAGAGGAAGACGATGCCGATACCAACTAAAAACATAAATGAAACAGATGAGGAGTTCATCGAGAGATGTGTAGCTGATGAGTTTATGCAAGAGTACGATGACAATGACCAACGTCTAGCTGTTTGTTATGCTCAGTTAGAAGATGAAGAGGACAGAGCGTTAGAGGATATAAACACTAAGCCAACTCAAGAGATGGCTGATGAGGCTACACAAGGCTTAGAGTGGAGAGAAGAGTTTGGCAGAGGAGGCACTGAGGTAGGTGTTGCAAGAGCAAGAGATATAAAGAACAGAGCTAATCTTTCAATAAGAACTGTTAAGAGAATGTACTCTTATTTAAGTAGACACGAAGTAGACAAAGAAGGTCAAGGCTTTTATAGTGGAGACGAAGGCTACCCAAGTGCTGGTCGAATAGCTTGGGCATTATGGGGAGGAGACCCTGGCTTCGCTTGGACTAAGAGAAAGATAGCTGAAATAGAAAAAGAAGAAAAATTTGATAATATGAAAAATAAAGAAGTAAGAACTATTGACGTTCAAGATTTAGAGCTAAGAATGGATGGCGATAATCCAACTGTAGTAGGCTACGGTGCAGTCTTTAATTCAATGTCTAATGACTTAGGTGGCTTTAGAGAGTACATTGCTCCAGAAGCATTTGAAGGTAGATTAGAAGATGACGTAAGATTCTTAGTTAACCACGATGCTAACTTAGTACTAGCAAGAACTACTAACAACACTTTAAGACTATCTGTAGATGAGAAGGGACTACGCTACGAGGCTGATATGCCTAATACATCTACTGCTAGAGACTTAATGGAGTTGCTAAAGAATGGTACTATTAGCCAGTCTAGTTTTGCATTTACTGTAGAGGATGACTCTTGGGAAATAAAAGACGGAATGAATATTAGAACTATAAACAAGGTTTCACGCTTATACGATGTTAGCTCAGTAACTTACCCAGCTTACAACGCTGCAAGTAGTTCTGTTGCTTTACGTTCTATGGAAGAGTGGCAAGAAAAAGAAGAGGCTAAGAAATTAGAAGAGAACTTAGCTAAGGAAAAAGAAGAGGGCATAAAAGAAGAAAAAGACTTAATGAAACGCTCCCTCGCTGAAATGCGTTTGAAAGTCTTAAAAAATAAATATTAATAATAATTTTCGTAAAATGAAAAACTCAAAATCTTACATAGAGGAGAGAGCTGTAAACATCGAAAAAATGGAAGCTATCGTTTCTGCTGCTGAAGGTAGAGATTTAACTTCTGAAGAGAAAACAGATTTCGACTCTTTAAATGAAAAGGTAGAAGAGCTTAACTCAATGGCAACTCGTGCTGCTAACTTTGAGAAGCTACAAGCTACTAAAGCTGTAAAAGAAGAAAGAGAAAACGCTCCAAAAGAAGTTCGTGAGTATTCTTTCCAAGAAGCGATGAACGCTGCTTACACTGGACGTCTAGAAGGTCTAGTAAAAGAAATGGACCAAGAAGCTCGTAACGAGGCTCGTTACACTGGTCAATCTTTCAAAGGTATTGCAATTCCTTCAAGTGTTTTAACTCGTGCTGCTGTAGGTACTGCTGCTGGTAACGCTACTGAAGTAATGGCTTGGACTGACCAACTAGAAGCAAACTTAGTTTTAGCTTCTGCTGGTGCTAACTTTTACTCTGGTGTGAACAATATGAAGTTCCCAGTATTTAGTGCAATCAACTCTGGATTCGTACCAGAAGCTGGTGGTACTGCTCCAGCTGCTAACGGTACTGCTTCTAGTGTTACTTTAGACCCTAAGAAGCTTATCTCTATTGTAAATGTTTCTGCTGAGGCTTTAACTCAAAACTCTGGTATTGAGGCTGCTTTAAGAAGAAATATGGCTGCATCTGTAGCTGCTACTTTAGAAGCTGCTTTATTAGGAACTGGCGACGTTACTAACGCTCCTACTTCTATCTTTGCTGACGCTGCAACTGGACCAACTACGGTTACTGCTGCTGATTGGTTAGAAATGGAAACTGACTTAATTGCTAACGGTGTACAGTTAGAAGGTTCAAGATTAGCTTACTTACTAAACCCATCTGCTTACGCTACAGTAAAAGGATTGGCTCAAGTAGCTTCTGTATCTCCTATCTATGATAACGCTAGAAAAGAACTTAACGGTTACTTCTCTTTCGTATCTCCAAACGTAGGAAACGGTGGAACTGCTGGTAAAGACCACTCTCTATTCGGAGACTTCTCTAAATGTCACATTGCTCAGTTTGGTGGACTAGATATTCTAGTAGACCCTTATACTGACGGTGGTATTGGACAAACAAGAATGATTGTTACTTCTTTAGTTGATGGAGATTGTGTACAAAATGACACAGCATTCGTTAAATTAATCGAGGCTTAATTATATTTTTAATTGGTGGGAGGGTAAAACCTCCTACCATTTATTTTTTAAAATGGAATACTACGACTACAACTTTAACACTTTACGAGGGACTAACTATGTACCTTATGGTAAGTTAGTACTAAAGACTGGACCAGCTACTACTGCAATATCTTTAGCAGAGGCTAAGGCTTTTCTAAGAGTTGATTCCGACTATGACGATGACAATGCTTATATCACTTCGTTGATAGGTGTTGCTACTAATGTAGTAGAACAGTTTACTAGACGTAGATTAATTACACAAACATATAATATTTACTACGATGAGTTTCCTCCTTATATGGATTTACAAGTAGGTAACGTAGCTAGTGTTACTCACGTTAAGTATTATGATACCGACAATACATTACAAACTCTTGACACATCTGAGTACGATGTTGATATAAGAGTAAAACCAGGAAGGATATACCAAGCTGAAGACGGTAACTTTCCAGACACTTACGAACGAGCTAACTCAGTAGAGGTTGAGTTTGTAGTAGGTAGTGCAGCTTCTGATGTTGAAGATGCTATAAAACAAGCTATGTATATTGTAATAGGAAGATATTACGAAAACCGACAAGACGTGGTAATGGGTACACAAGTAAACGAATTGCCATTAATGGTTGAACATTTACTAACTCCTTACCGATTGCTTGAACTATGATAATAGGCAAACTAGATAGAAAGTTAAAACTATACACACAGACTTACTCTACTAACGCTTATGGCGAGAGAGTAGTATCTGACAATAGTTACGTTACCATCTATGCAGACTTTGACTTCAAAGGTGGAAACACTAACTTCGATGCTGATGCCTTAATCAATGACGAGCGTATAGAGTGCTTAATAAGATACAGAACAAACATTGGAGTTTCTCCTCAGTACTTTATCTCTAATGGCTCTACTAATTATTCTATCAAGAGCATAAAAGAAGTAGGTCGAAAAGATGCTATGGTGCTTTTATTAGAGAAGAATGACGTAGTAGATTTATCACAAACAGCTCCTAATCAATTTGTCTTTACTATTGATACAGAGAATACATCTAGTGGCTCTAGCTTGAATACACAATTTATGATGCCATTGGTTAGTGGTGGTAGTTATAACGCTACAGTAAACTGGGGAGATGGTTCTAGCGATACAATAACAAGTTACAATCAACAAGAGGTTACACACACTTATAGTAGTGCTGGACAATACGAAATAAGCATAGAGGGAACATTACAAGGATGGCAATTTAATAACGCTGGAGATAAGCTTAAAATGCTTGATGTAAAACAATGGGGAGTTTTAGATTTATCTACTTCTGCTGCTTTTTATGGATGTACTAATTTAGATGCTAGTGCTACAGATGCTCCTACTGTTTCTAGTACTTCATTCCAACAAATGTTTCAAAATTGCACTAACTTTAATGGAGCAATAGGTAATTGGGAAATATCTACAGTAAACAATCTGTATTTAACTTTTGCAAATTGTAATACATTTAATAAAGCTTTAAATTCTTGGAATGTAGGAAATGTAACTAATATGACTCAAATGTTTTTCGGTTGTGATTCTTTTGACCAAGATTTAAACTCTTGGGACACATCCAATGTTGAATCTATGAACTTTATGTTTTACGATTGCCAACAATTTAACGGAGACATATATAGTTGGGACACAACTAACGTAGAAAATATGTCACAAATGTTTTACAACTGCGACCTATTCGACCAATCTCTAGCAGCGTGGAATATCAGTAATGTTACTGACTTTACTAACTTTATGCAGAACGCTAGTGGCTTATCTAATGCTAACTACGATGCAACTCTTATAGCTTGGGCTGCTGCTCCAGTAGAGTCTAATATAAATATAAACTTTGGAGGTAGTCAATATACATTTAGTGCATTCTATTCTAAGCAATCATTAATAGAAGATGACAACTGGACTATTGTTGATGGTGGTATATTTGACCCAACACCAGCTCAGTATATTAGCGTACTAGATACAAGAGTAGTAGCTGCTGGAGGAGTAGTAGAGAATACTACAGATAGTCAAGCATTTTTACAAGAACTAAACGATATAAGCTAATGGCATCAGGACTACTAGACAAAGCGAATATTATTTTAACTCCTACTGGGTATAAGGCTGGTACTATGTATAACGTAGCACCTATAGAGCAGCCATATGAGGACTTTGTATTCTCTAGAGCATCAGTTGCTAGTCGAGTTAATTCTAGTGGCTTAGTCGAGATGGTAGGTAGAACTCTAGGAAATAACTTAGTACAGAACGGAGACTTTAGTGAATTAGGACCAGAGTTAGTTACTAATGGAGACTTTGCTACTGATAGTGATTGGACTAAAACATCACAAGTTACTATTAATAATGGTGTTGCCAATATAATTTCTAATGATGGTAGTTTCCAATTACTTGGACAAAACAATGTTGTAACCATAGGAAAATCTTATGTACTAACTTATACTATTGTATCTGCAAATAATGGCTCTTTAAAGTTTAGTAATTTTGGTCAAATAAATTCAACAGTTGGAACACATAAATTTTATTTTGTTGCAACAGAAACAGCCATTAACATAGCAAGAAATTCAGGGATAACTGATATATCAATAGACAACGTATCAGTAAAACAACTAGACCCTAATAACTATTGGAATTTAGGAAGTGGTTGGAGTTTAGGAGATGGTGTTGCTAAAGCAACATCTGCACCATTTTCAGCTTCAATTTATCAATCTATTTCTACACAGACTAATAAAGTTTATGAAGTACAAATTGAAATAAAAAACTATTCTTCAGGAACTTTAAGAGTTAATAATAGAGGTGGTTTTGTTGATGTACCACAATCTAACGGAATTCATACAGTTTATCTACAAACTCAATCATCAAGTGACAACTTTTTATACTTAGAATCAAGAGGAAATTTAACAGCTTCAATAGACAACGTATCAGTCCAAGAAGTAATAGACACCAACAACATTCCA